ATGTCGTTCTTGAATCCAACACTAAGGTTGGTCAAGGGGGCGTCTACATGGACATCTGTACTATTAGGCTGTGGCATCGCTCAGTCCTCCTTATCACTCGTAAGTCATTGATGGGTTCAGGCAGTTGATACCTGCTGTGATTAACTCACCTGCACCACCTGCTGCTGTATAGGCTACACCAATGCATAGAGTTGCATCATGTGTTTCATCGGCTGCATGCGCTGCATCCATGCTAATGGTAGTTACCTGACCATCAGCTGAAGTTTTCAACATTACACCTTCATTGATCGCAGCATCAGCACTTACTTTACTAACACCACAAACAAGAACACTCGCTGTGCCTCCAGATGCAGGTGCATTCTGAAGAACCCCTACTGGGATATCAGTTGTAGCCGCAACAATTACTACTTTGCCGTTAGCATCAAGCTTTACCAGCTTGTACTGAGAGCTAGAGAGATCACCTGCTGCTTCAAAAGAAACAATAGTTGACCCTGCTGAAAGTTTGTAAGCCATCTTAAAATCTCCTCGTTAGTTACCCTGAACGTATTCAGTGTAGAGTTTTCGACCTTCATCAGACTTCATCACAACGTCGTATGCTTTCGCATAAGATACGCCAGGGTTCTCTGAGCAGTGCTTCTGCGCCAGAGCATCAAGCTGATTAAGAGGATCTTTGCCGCCTTGATCTTGAGCAGTCACGCCAGCTTCAACGAAGAGTTCACTCTTCGAGATAACCTGACTAACAGTCTTGAGAAGACCTTCGATCTTCTGAGCTGCTTCCGCGTCATGGCTATGAAGCGACTTGACCATAAGACCAAGCTCGTCTGCTGTATGGCCAGGGATGTTCCCGTAGCTCTTAGCAGCTTTCTCAATAAACTCTTTGGTGAGACGCTCGTCGCGCTCAGCCTTGAGAACCTCTTCGAGTTCCGCTGCTTTCTTTACAGCTTCCTCGTTTGCCTTCCAAAGATTCTCAACTTGAGCGCGTACCTCATCAGGGATGTCATTCATATTGATTGAATCTTCAGAAGACTTTTCCATTGCGACATCTTCTTGTGCCATAGGAGTCTCCTGTACTTCTTCCGGTTTTTCGAAATCGAGAAGCGTAGCCAAAGCGACCAACGCATCCTTCATCCCTGTTTCATCCTTGTACGCCTGAACAATTCTCATCGCTCCGATGAGTCCGTGTCGTGCGTCGTCGGTCAGTTCTTTACTCACCAGAGCTTCAACCACCTCAGTCTCTTGCTCCAGTGGGACATCGATAATGTCTTTAATAATGTCGTTCATTTGTTCTGCTTTCCTAATAGCAAACACACGCTGATTAGCGCCCTTATCCACGAGGGACACTTCTACAGTATCTAGATCGATCAGCGTATTGACGGTATCTTCCATAAACCCGCAGTCCTTTGCGAATGAACATAAATATACTGGTGCTTTGAATCAGCTAAGGTGGGACTTTAAATCAGTCTATGTGTGAGCAATTAAATCTACTCAAATAGAATTGTAAAGAAATCTTTAGTTTTCGTCAAGTTAGTAAAGACTTCTTTGTTTTTGACTAGCTTCTTGTTGGGGGTGCAAATGAGTTACCCCCCTCTGGACCCCTATTATAAGGTGTATCTACTGTGGCCGTAGGCTCCCCTTCTAACCTATCCGCTAGTGATGGTGGCCGGGGGGCTTGCATTGTGTGGTATGTAATATTCGGTAGCTCGGATTTCTTTCGCTCGATACGATGGCCATAGCCACCAATACTGAACCCAGTAATAGAGCCGTCCATAACAGCCTTATATTCCTCGTCGCCAAGTCTGACTCCCATCACCCAGGTACCTGAAGTGATGTAGTCGTCACCAAAGGGAATCCTGTATGAATTATGGTCTTCCCCGGCTAGAGCCTTCCGATAATCCTCATCGGAAGGATAATGAACTACATATGATTCTACCACCTTAGCGTTTGCTAAGGATGTATGCTGCCTGCCTACCGTTCTGCTCTTCTCCAGATATTTGTGAGCCGTGTCTTCAATCTCACCAACCGGAACCATATCCCCATGAGCGTCCTCTTCGTCTGGAGATAGAACAGCAGAATAGACAATTCTCTTCGAGTCATCACTCTTGGTGATCGAGACTTCAAAGTCTTCACTCTGTTTGTCCTCCACATATTTAAACATCGACTTAACTTTGCGACCCACTTCACCAGAGTCTCCGTGGCGACGCAGTGCGGCAGGATGAGGGAGAGTGAAATCTGCTTTCTCCCCCAGATATTCCTTAGCCACTCTACCCAATGCTACAGTAAGGGTATGTTCATTTGACTTCTCAGGGTACATATCCGCATATTGTTCTATATCTAAGATATCTACATCTGATTTAACTACACCCATAGGGTCTAGATAACTGTTCTTAAATACAGCTCCGTCTGGGCCCACCAGAAACTCACGCCTTGCTTTCTCAAGAGGTGTTGGTTCTGCAACTACAAACAGAATATCAGACTTTCCTACGAGCCTAGCCATTTGGTCTCCCCCACTTATTGGCAGCTTACGTCGAACCATTTCGCGCAATATTAAACGCGCTGCCTTTAACATTCCTAGACGCTTCTCGCCTTTAGTATTTCCCATCCCATACCACTGCTTCAGACGCTTCCACATCATTCGCAAATCGTGGTCCTCCATATTACGAACTACGTTTGTAGTAATATCGTAGAGACGGATTTGAGGTCCGCCCCGTTTGCTCCCCGCAGCTTTCTTCGCCTCTTCGCGACGGACAACTGACTCAGACCAACGCTTGCCTGCGTCTCCTCCCCAGAGAAGCCAAGCGATGAAACCAGTGGTTGGCTTTGAGTCGCTACCCCATCTGCGCCCTTGAGAGTCAGGCCCCGTCTTCTTGTCGCCCCTGTGTCGGCTGAAGTAAGCTTTCATTCTCTTAACGGTAGAGTATGAAACTTTCCCTCGCACCAAGTCACGAGCCCTAGCAATACCAGAGCCGATACCCTGCTTGCCCGCTTCCTGTGGAGTTAGACCCCCGCGTCCAAACTTCTCACGAAGTCGGAGACCTCTGCGAGCAGCCGACCGGACATCTTGAGGAACCGTAAAAGACTCCTCCTTCTGCATATGCGTTTCGATTAGCTCGACTTCCAAAACCTCAGTGGCTTTGTCATGAGGCACAAAACCATCAGGCGGGTTAGCCATGAGCTTCACACCGTCTATGTCATACACCATCCAGTGATGACCTTCGGGCGCGGGCACCTTAACGGTCTTAGCTTTCTCTAGCTCAATCTCAAGACTCTTCTTCGTAGACCTGGGGTGCCCTTTGGGGAGCAGGTCATTGTCCGTCACATACTTTGGATTCTTGGGCTTACCCGTAGCCAGCAGTCTTAGGAATGCGTTTACACGTGCTACGGCCCACTGGGTTCGACTCGTTACGCTAGGTCTATGAGATGTTGAGTACGCCCCAGCACCCCGCCGAAACACAGCTTTGAGTTGACCAAGTGTGGCTCTCTTTGACGGGGTGTCACCGTACTTCTTGTTGTGCTCGGCTACTTTATTCTCAAGCGTTTTGATGTTGGCAGGACTGAGAGTAATCTTACCTGATGCTGAACCTGCTGAACCCGGCTTGTTCCTGCTGCTACCCCGACGACGTTCGCTCGGTTTAGCGGGAGTCTTCGGGTCATCCTTAACTTTGTAGGATGGGCGCTTCTTCAAACGGTTATACTCTGCCTCTGTTTTGCAGGGATAGAACATACCGTCTTTTCTGTGAACACCTTCACATCCAATGTTACGAGCAACTGCACTAGCTTGTTCAGGAGTCTTGTAAGGCATCAGGCTCCTCCTCCTCATCAGGTTCTGTCTGTTCCAAGTCACCCATCAGCCCCGCCGCACGAATATCAGGGTCAGCTTTTGGTAGCCGACTCATCGCACGCAGATGGTCTTCGATCTTCTTATCAGGAGTAATGAGTCCAGCCATAACCATCCGGTTAAGGAAGTTGGACATCTCTTCGAGCTGAGGAGTATCAATCGGAGATGTATCAATCCTAGGCCAATCCTCTTGATTGAACTCTGGGTTGAGCATGAACAGTTTGTTTACCGCGAACCGATTGAACACACTCTTAACATTATCGACAAGACTACCCAGAGACATCTGGAACATCTTCATCTTATTACCGACCAGGGAACTACTACTCCCGCCATCGGCACCCAGAGTTACGAACTCTGTAAACGTGGACATAGCGATACGTGATTCATACCGCTTCACCACTTCGTCTGTAGCTATCTGCCGACTACCGCCTGTAGTCAAAAGTGAAAGCTTGTATCCTGTGGGCCTACCCTCTGGGTCTGTCTCCGATGGCATCAAGATACCAGCCCGCTCGTCCCGTCGAATCTGCTGGACCAGGTTCTCTAGGTCCGCACGTAGAGTCGCGTCCCCAGAATCTGCATCAGTAGACAGGATGCGTGGCGGCACCTGCATCACAGGCAAACCAGCTAAGTCACGCTCGATTCCAATTGCTTCAATCTCTTGGATGCGGCGTAGGAAGTACCAACTACGGTAGGCATTACGTAAGATGCTTCTACCCTGTGGATTATTTCTCGTAGTTCGTGTACGAAATAGAAGCGCTTTTTCCATAGGAACATAGCGCTGAGTGTAGTCAGGAAGGCCAGATTGGTGCATACCCAAGATGCCCCCATCACTATCTATCTCCCACCGATCTAGCGTTTCCTGACCACGAGGCGCAAACATGCGCCAACCTACTCGATTATCTTTATACCGACTGTTGAAGTTGGGGTTCTTGTTGTGCCCACGTCTAATCTTGTACAGCACTTCAAAGTAACTGAAGCCGTACGGCAACATCGTCATCACTTCTGAGATGAAGTCACCCCAGGTATTAGACATGTCATCTAAACATTGCTCTAAAAACTCTGCCGCTTCCTGAGCTTCGTCGCTATCGTTAGCAGGTTTCACATGCCAATCGAGCCCGCGAATCAAAGACTCAATGCCGTGAAGCATCGCCCCAACGATAGGATCGTTGTCACGCATCTCAGAGTAGACCTTGTACTCCCGCTCCCAGGTCGAGAGTTTGGCATGCCACTCTTCATCGATATACCCATCGTAGTGCTTGAGACCTGTAGTCCCGTAGATTCTCAAGTCGGCTTTCTTTTTCCTAGGCATCTAATCAAACCCCCCAAGGGCTAGTTCTCAAACCAGCGTTTGAAACCACTAGGTCCGTAATAAACTCTCTATGGCTTTTAAAAGCCAGGGCTAATGCGTCCGCACGGTCAGGGGACAGTATTCCCCGTCTACGCATCTCGTCTTTCGACTCAATCTTAATCTTGCCCTTTGAATCAATCGTGTACTGAAGCTCGGATAGCTGGACTGCCATGTCCTCATCACGAGGATCGATGTCCATATCACCCTTCTCAAAGCGCTCACGTAAGTTCCAGTACAACTCAGCACGCTCGTTGAGGAACCTATTCTTGTCCGTTGCACTACGAGATACGTTTACATCTACGATAGCTCGCTTGAATTCAGACTCTTTCAGGCGGTCGATAACGCCACCACCTACACCACAGCCGTCCACGAAGATGGATTCAGGTCCGTTCTGTCGGGCAAGTTCTATGATTTTGCCTACAGAATTCATCGTATTACTGTCATTCCATGCACCAATAACACGCGCTTTAGATCCTTTACGCATCACAACTATCGTTTCATTGCTCCCAAACCGTGCGATATCCACACCAAATGTACAGATACCGTCCTCATGTAGCGTTCTATTTTTCGCTTCGTCTACCCAGGCCATCGGAATCAACGCATTGTCCTGATTGTCTGGGAACTGACCGAGCACTCGCGCTTGCCAAATAGGGGAGCTGTCCCCATACTTTTCATACTGAGCGCGTGCCCAGTGAGGCGTTACCAGAGTCGGGTAAGGAAGGGGGGAGTGGATTTTGTTCTCCCACCTGTTCGTCGAAACATCTTCTGGAGTAATACCGAACGTCGTGAAATTAGGTGTATCAAAACAAGACACAGCAAAATTGCTACAAGCAGGGTTTTTAAACGCACGCCCAAACGGAGTGTTCTCATTGGTGGGGTTACCTATTCGCAACAATCTACTGTGAGAACTACTCAGGATAGATTCGATACCTTGATCTATGGCATCCGTGATGCCACAAGCTTCATCAACCACAACAAGGCAGTGCTCAGCATGGAATCCCTGAAACTTATCAGGATCGTAATCGTTCGCCGTAAACCCCATCGCCATCCAGTCAGAAGAAATATTCAACTGCTGTTTGAGCATCTTGCCACCCAGGGGAATCTTGCTCTTAGCGTGGGCTGTGCGAATCTCCTTCCAGAGAATCCCTCTAACCTGACGGTCAGTAGGAGCAGTCGTGATGACTAGAGAGGAAGGGAAGTTGTATAGGAACCACATGACTGCGCGAGATGCCAGCCAGGACTTACCAATGCCGTGGCCAGAACGAACATTCGTCTCGCGGTGGTCTGCTACTGATTGGAGAACTTGAGATTGTACAGGCCAAGGTCTCTCTCCCAACACCTGACGTATCCACCAAGTAGGGTTAGACCTAGACTTCGCAAGCAGGGAGTGCTTGTTCTTATATGCACCGATAGGTGCTCCTGAACTTTCAGCAGCGTCTGCCATTTTTATTTATAGTCCGCATTTGAATCAGCGGGGTTACGAGTCGTATCAATCTGACTCTATTACGACCTCGTTTGAATCAGAGGTCTTCTCATCGTTCATAACAAACTCTGCCCAGTTGGCAATATTAATAGCGCCGCCATTCGGACCAGATAGCTCATGCCGAACCGGCGCATCCAAACCAATCAACTTGGAGCGACGCTCCATGATTCGGAGCACAGAGTTTACTGCCTTGTCGTTGCCGCCCATCGCATCTGGCCACACCGCGTTGGTTAGGTGGTCCAGTCTCTCTAGTTCAAGATATACCATCTCTTCTAGGTCCAGGTTAGATTCTACGTTCTTCACCAAGTTGCTCATGCGGCTGCGAACCCGACCCAACGGGACATCCAGAGTCTTAGAGATTTGTGCGTAGGTCTTACCCTGGATACGCAGAGCCAATACCTGAGCTGTCTCTTTGTCCAGCTTGAATGGCTTCTTCTCTAAGTTCTGTAGAGCAGTCATGTATTTATAATAGCTTATGTTTTGAATCAGAACAAGTAGTGAGAATCGAGGCACGTGGAAGCGTTAGTCGGGAGATACTTCCACGGCACTCGATTGAAGGAGGTGGGTACATCCATCGTGCGCGTGAAGCACCCACCCCAAAAAGCACTCGTAAAAATAGTATTAGGTGTCGGAGTTTAGAGCAAGTTTTTAGCTATGACGCAGTGCGTTAATAGTTGGAAAATTACAAAAATTTTGTGTGAGGTTACTCGCCCGGCTGCGCTGCGCGTGTGACGCGGTGCGTCAGGAGGTCTGGCGGGTCAATGACGCAATGCGTCAAACGTACGTCTGACTCAAAAGTAGATAAATTATACCGAACGGTTAGCAGGAAAAAACGCTGTAAGTCATTGATATTATTGAAGAAAAAAAAAGATGAAGGGATAAACAAATATCTATTGACTGTAGATATCGTAGGGTGTATCCTAAGGGGGCCCCAGGGTGGGGCCGAAAAACACACACGGAGACGCAATGCGTTAAGGAAAAGTCGAAAAACCTAGTTCTAACACGACACGTGTACACTGCGAGGGGACTCGACGACCAAGGCACTATTGCGCCCATTTTAAAACCAAATCGCAAAAATTTGCGATTACCGAAATCAGGAGATTTCAAATGTCTAAAGAGCACAGCAAAGCAGAACTCGCATTCGCGAGCCAGGTAAACACAGTCCTCAATGGCTTTTTCAAGCAGTGTTACCCGGAAGCCGCAAGAAAGCGCACCATTTACGGAATCCCTGGCGAAAAGGGAAATGGCAAGCGTAAGGGTAAGGACTGGACTGACGCGGTGTGTGTGGAACCCAACGACAACGACACGTGTAAGGCTTTCTTCAATCGTACCTACACGATTGAAAAAATGGCGCTCCAGGTTCCCATGATTATGGTTCGATTCGGTATTGGTGTTGTCGTTCAGGACCCCAAGAAGGACCGAAAAATTTTCAAGCTTCCCACAGGGGCTGGTTCTGCAGGGGAAGTCAAGCGAGTCACTGCCAAATGGGAAGGGTCGAAGGCGCGTGAAAAATTTCTCTCGCTTACTTGGATTCCCTGCCCTACTCGCGGGGCTGAAAAGAAGTCTATGCCTAGTGGGGCTTGCACGCTCAACGGGGCTGCGGCTCGCGTACCATTCGCGGCCCTGGAGACTCAGCCGGCATTTATGGCGGCCCTGGACAAGGTTCGGGAGCTTGCTAACCAGGCGTCCGATGAGGTCACTCTGGAGCGTACATCGGTACCTGAGGGCGCAGCCGACCAGGATATTACATTTACCGTCTCAATGACCCCAGACCAGCTGCAAGCCATGTTGGTCAAGATTGTCGAGGTGGAGCAACACAACGCGATTCTAGAGGGTAAGACCAAGCAGGTAGCCCAAGCTATCGCTGACTCTGCTGACAAGGGGACCGGTGTAGTTACTGAGCTGGCAATTGCGTCTTAATCGCAAAAAATAGCGATTACACTTTAACCAGGGGGCGCAAGCCCCCGACTAGGGGAAGCACATGCTCGGATTTACTTGGATTGTAGTTTCAATTTTCGGTCTAACTTGTTGGGAGGCTGACTACTAACCAGGGGCTTTGGTTGCACAGTTGCATGCAGCGTATACCCTATAGGGTATATGCGCTGCATTGCAAGGCACTGCATACTGCATGCAACTTGCAACCTACTGTAATTGTTAAAGATTCTCCAATGAGTTGCATAGCGTTGCACTATAATTGCATTGATTTTCTCGATTTTCGTGCAACGTGTAACTCGTTGGAATCTTTAACCTTTTCAGAAGCGGTTGCACGCTACCTTTTTCGTGCAACCAACTATAGGCAAAAGCTAATCGTAACTTTTTGCGATTACAGGAGATTAGACGATGAGACGGCTACCATTGGGAACGGTTGACCCCAAGCTTCACCTGAAGCGTGACCTACAGAAGTTGACGCTGGCCTGGGTGCTTTGGCTGGTGCTCGGATTCATGACAGTGCCTGCTGTTGTCCCCCTCATGCTGGTGTGGGTAGCAGGGTATCAAATCGCGAGCGAGTACATCGCTTATGACAACTTTGGACGGCTTCGTGCTCGACCGGAAAGGATTCGACGATGACTAAATCGCAAAAAATTAAGATTAAGGTTTCGACCTCAACCGTAAGCATGACGCCTACTCGGCTAGTAAATCCGAGTAACTATGACAAGCGTGTGAAGAACTCGCGAGCCATGGGTAAGGGTATGTGGGTTCGGCACGACGGTGTAGATTATGGGCTTGTCCCCACTGGCACACGTCGAGGGTACTACACTTTTATCGCTACGGGTGATTGTCGGTTCTGGTTCACATTCTACTTCGATGGGCGGGAACAGTTGGACAGTGACATTGCAGCGGTGGAATCTTGGCGCAAGTTTTTGAAGCGGGTTGGTGCCCCTACCTCAAGTGTAGGTCGCCCATCATTCAACAGAAGGTTCAGAGGTTAATCGCTAAAATTTGCGATTAAACATAGGAGATAGATATGGATTGTTTCTACAAGATGACGATTAACAACGTTCAGGGTGAGAGTACTCCCCACCAGGTTTCAGAGATTGATAAAGGTTTGGAGTGGGTTAACGCTCCCCGCGATGAGCATGGTGTTCTCGTCCCTGTCATGTCTTTGGTAGGGTTCAAGGTGAAGTACATTCTCACCCAAGTCCATTACGGACCAGGGCAGGGCTCGCGAACCGACGACCCTTACGCTTTTTCACCTGGCCATGAGGAGCTGAGTGAAAGTGTATCCCTCGAAGACTTGGATGGTGATGCCACCATGAGGGGCTTGCACGAGTACTTTAGAAAACACTTCAGCGACTCGGCTATCGAGGAGTATCAGGTTTGTAGGGATGAAAAGCCCTTTGGCTACGAGCCGGATGGGTTCATGGCTGCGATAACCTACAAGGGTGAACTGTTTGCCAAGATTATGGTCGTGGACTTCGGCGGGCATAATGGCGAGGCTGTCTACTACATTCCAGCTAATCGTTAATCGCAACTTTTTGCGATTAGAGAGGAGATGATGATGGGGCAACGAGAGCTAAACATACAAGCGTGCTTAGACAAGGCTGCTGAGTTGGAGATTGAGCACCTTAGCTGGTTGTGGGTGAGGGACCGGGAAGGTGCTGAAATCATTAAACTGGAGTGCAAGTGTAAAGCTGACCACGCAATTCAGTTGGCTTACTATTACCTTAACAAGGCTCTTGTACTTGAGAGAGGATAGAGAATGTTGAATGTATTGTTAATTTGGTCGTGCATCCTGCTTTTTCTTAAAGGTTTGCTGCACGGATACTTGGGGGATGTTGGGGGTGCGCTTACACAATGTAGTGTGGCTTGGCTCTCATTCGTTTTGTTTAATTTACTTTTTCACATGGAGAACACACACAATGGCTAACAACACACAATCACCACGTTTGGACATGGCAAAGCTGGCTCTCGAATCTCTTACTAACCGAAGCCCTGAGCTAGAGGAGGAGTACCAGGAGTTCGTAGATGATATCCTTGAGGATGAGGATCTTTCTGCGGAGTTCAGCACTGCCATTGAAGTGGCTCAAGAGTTCTCCCGTAGTTACTCTTTCGCCCCTGGCTGCTCACGTACGGCTCCCGTACTTTGGGACCAGAACACTGAGTGGTAGGGTTGCTTTTTAATAAGTATATTTATAGACTATGGGTATAAGCTAACAACTTACCGGGGGATAGAATATGAATGTTGTGGGTATCGTTGAGGTGGTGAATCAGGTTGCCTTGCCTGCGGGGCTTGGCTTTTTCGGACTATGGATGTCAGGAATTTTCAAACCGCACTGATGTTCACACCTGGGTCACGTGGGTAAACTGACCCCCAATCGATCGAGGCTTAATCGTAACTTTTTACGATTACCTCAAAAAACTTTGCCAGATGTTGCTCTGGCTGTCCCTCTACTAGGTAGGTAGGAGAAACACATGACGAATGAAGATGTTCAAAATCTCAAGAACCAACTGCGACGAGATCAGCACTTTGCAATCATTGAATTATACAAGGATTGCCAGATGCATGAAGATGAAGTCGTCAGGGTTATCGGGTGCTTCAATTTTGAAGACATCGGCCTGGCACTCAAGCATCTTGAGCGTGTCGAGAAGGAAGAGAATGGGGGCAGTATATACGACCGCTTCACGGTTGAGTTCCCAGACTTAAAAGCTCGCAGGACAGAGCTATACTTCGACCGTCATTGGGGTATCAGCCAGAACACTGAGGCTCTGAACCTTGAGTTTGTTTTCAATGGTTCTGACCATTGGATGAATGAAGACGACTTCAGGGATGACTTCATAGAATTCATCCGGTCCGAGGTATCGGACTACTATCAGAGTACACGTGGGCTGATGTCTGCGACTGTAGACTTCGAGTTTAAAGAGGGCACCACCTTTGGTGCTGTGGTGGTAACTCCACACAACAACATGGGCAAGCCTCACGGGCCCCACACAAACGAGTTTATTCTGAATCCAAACTGGTAATCGTAATTATTTACGATTAGATATAGGGTATAGACATGAGAGATAGACTAAGATATGGCCGCGTGCGTGGCGAGGAAGAGCGCAACTTCAAGGACTCCGAGCTTGCGATGCTTGAGGAGATTGAAGAGCACGAGTGGTTCTTTGGTAAGTTGAAAACTGCGAAGGAGTTGGAGGAGGACGACGCTTGGGATCGTCACGATGACTTCCGCTCCTGGGAAGGGTGGGACGGACCCCGTTCTTACGACTGGTTCGATGACTGTTTCTACATTGAGGGGGAGCGTCACGAGTACCAGGAGGACGGGCCTGTTGAGTGCAGAGACCTGGCATTCGAAGCAATGGAGAGCAATCTCTCCAAGCTTGCCACGAAGATGGAGCGGGACTTTCAGGTAGAGGTCCAGCAGTACCAGCTTCGTGCTGATGAGATTCTAACTGACTGGGAAACTATGGAGCAGACCATGATGCGGGAGCATCTGGAGCGATTGGATAACGCCGCTTAATCGTAAAAATTTACGATTAAAGGAGAGACACACATGACTGAATCAGAAATGTACCGAAGACAAGCAGCGGACAAGCTTCGCATCGCTGACCTCTTGGACCAGAACAAGAAGTTGAAGCAGCACCTCGCACACCACAATCAACCAGAGGAGGAGCCGACTGTTACCTACAACTTCTTCGGCATCCTCGTGTTCATCGGTTTGTTGGGTGGTGGTGCGTACTACTACCTTTTTGAAGTGGGGTTCTAATATGACGAAGGAAGAGCAGGAAAACCTGGCCTGGGACCAGCATGACGAGTGGGCTTGGGAACAGTGGGAATTTCTTAACTTTTTCAGAGATGAAGAAGAAGAGGCTTCTTACGAGCAACGGGCTAGAGAACTAGCTCAGGAAAAAACCTAATCGTAATTTTTTACGATTAGAGAAAAACTTTTGTCAGATTCGGGAGGGTCACCGAGTCCTACTAAGTGAGGAGACATACATGATGATACTACCACAAAACTCTACATACGTAGTCAACACACTTCGGAACACCCGTGATGGGTTGGACAAATGCTTTGAAAACCGTGACCGTTTTATGGGTGTAGGTCTAAGCGCAGACATGTCCCCGTTCGCAGATGAGGGAGTGAAGCCAGGGCAAACCATTGAATTCTGGTGGCTTCTTCAGGATACGCGGAAGCTAGAGCTAATCCTTGACTACGGGCTGGTCAATGACCCAGACGCTGAGGTTCAAGAGGAGGAGCTTGAGCCTATGATTAGGAGAGCCTTTGAAATTTCTGAGGATTTTATTTCCACTGTCACTGAGGATGAGTGGGTAAACCTCTTCGATATTCTGGACCATGAGGATTTGAATAGGATACCCCACCAACACTGCAACGAGGAGGAGATAGAGGACTGGTTGCAAGGTAGATTCTACTACGGGTGTACCTACGACATGTTTGTAAAACACTTTCCAAAGGACTCGGTTGCACGGGAGCCACTTCTGGAGAGGTTCAAGGCGAACATTGATAAGCTGGATAAAGCCCTCTGGGATGGTTCCGCTACCATGATCCTCACTCTAAGTGAGTGGGAGTCTTGGAGAGTCCACTGGTACGTAAATTTCGGTACAAAAGGGGGCTGTGCTTTTTTAGAGCAGGAGTCTGGGCGGGACCGCTACACGCAGTGGGATATTGTGACGCAGTATCTGTTCATGGGCCAGGTGTTCGACCAGCCAATACCTATGGCAGTCAAATTAGCGCAAGAGGTTTTCGGGGAACGAATAGTAGCAACAAGGTCACAGCTGTTTAACTTTGTCTTGGATGTCGAGGAGGCTATCGGCATTTTGGATAGAGGTGTTTGGGTTAACAGTCGTTTGCCAGCGGATGTTAGTTATAAGCTGATGCAACTCTATGCTGAGAGTGAGTTAAAGCGTTTTGATAGGCAGTCAGAGGAAAAGAAAAAGGAACTGAGAGAACTGGCAGTAGCACAATACAAAAGCTAATCGTAAATAGTTACGATTAGGGGAGAACACACATGACTAACCTACCCAAGATCATCAAGGACTTAGAGACATTTCTGATATGCGACTGCGGGCATGCTTACGTGGGGGGCGAAGGTCTCCGAATCATGAACATGTTGCACGAACTCCGTACCCAACTCATCAAGATGCAGGAGGATGTGTCTGACATCTGTGTTGAAGACTTAGGCATGGGTTACCGTGGCATAGACGGCGCACGCCTTGATTCACTAGACAACCGATTCGAGGAAATTCTCTACGAGGAGAAGAGCAAATGACCCCGGCTGAAGAGATTGAAAAGCTATCCGCTCAGGTTAAACGCCAGAGAGCTGGGCATAAGAAAACGAACAAAGAACTCAAGGAGGAGAAGGCTCGCTACTCAGTGCTGGCATCTGAGTACAACCTAGTGCTGGAGGAGTTGAAATCTTTAAAGAATAGCAGACCTCTTGCACACATAGGGAGGCAGAAGTTAGAGATCGACTCCCTCAAGAAAGAGATGGACTCCCTCATAGAGCAGATTGACAATTTAAAAGATGCTCGTGAGATAGACCGCCAAGATAGAGAATACGCTGAGGCAGATTGGGCCCATAAAAACAAACTCCTGCAAGACAGGATAGATAAACTCACGGATAAACTGGGCCAAGAATTCGAACAAAACCGAAGCATAAAGAAGACAATTTTGAAGACACACATCCCAGAAAACCTCCATGGTTTCTTGGAAGAACTATCAGGAGACTCATCATATGAGTGAAGCAAGCAAAGAAGAGATGGAACATCAGGTTACGACCATGATTGAGATTTACAACAAAGCTTTGAAGTACTCAGAGGACAACGTGGCTACTCATCAAACGCCACCAGATATCCCTGCGTACTTGATGGCATGCCACGGAATCGCAGAGTACCTTGAGATTAATGAATTCAGTCCTGAGTCTCTGAAGGATTTGGAGAATGCTTTCTCTGGCATTATCAACCGTTACCTTAATTCGAATCTAACTGAGATTCCTATCGACCCATCGCTAAACTAGTTAATCGTAAATAGTTACGATTAAGACTTTTACTTAGGAGAAATACACATGACTACAAAGACACCTAATGGCCTCCGTATTGCGCATGACGACCACGGTCTGTCTGCTGAACACCTCGCTGTGATTGACGCAGCATTCGAAGGAGAGACCGGTTTCGTCCTGAAGCTGGTGACTCTCCCCGAGGGAGCACCTGACCTGTCTTCGGCTCTGTATGGGCCAGCTGCGGGGGATGCCCCTCTTAGTGAGGATATGGTATTCTACGAGGTGCGCAACGACCGGCCAGGTCCTAGCCGCCTGGTGCGTAAACCTCATCGGCCTTGCCGCAACATGGTTGTTGTTGGCCTGGCAGACCAGGGCATCGTGTTCACTGCGTACGGGACTCAGGCGGATGCCCCGTCTCCCCGTGAGTGGTGGGACACGAGCATGAAGCCGCATGAGGCAGTGGAGGCTTCGAAGTTCTGGAGCGCACACGCTCTGGCTGAGTGAGGGGCACGTTATGGAAAAGCAAGAGGATTGGGCTTCATTCAGATACCTGCCCACCCCTCTAACCATACAGGGTGCAAAGGGTACAGCTTCACAAGCTTACAGACATATCATTGAGCTTGAGAATACCCTTAGCGGGTGTGAGTGGTGCTGCGGTGGTGGAGATCAATTGCGAGGCATGTTGATAGATACCTTGGAGCACAACATCAAATGGCTGAAAAGCCAGGGTGTTGACTTCGTACCACAAGCACCTTGCACCGCATGCTTTCACTATGCATCGGTGCCAGGTTCTAACCTGTGTGAGAAATGCAAACCCTTAACAAGTGAGGATGAGCACGACTCAGCTTCACCTGTAACAAGGTACATTAAACTGCGTGCAGAGTGATGTCTGCTAGCGGGGGAGTCTGGTACCCCGTGAAGAGAAGGGGTTAATCAACCACACAAACAGGACAATGGTCATCGGTAGGGCCATGAAAAAAGCGGGTGTCTGTAAAAAAGTGGGGGGTTGCTCCCCTGGCTGAGCTGTTCGGACTTCGAGTTAAACCGAAGGAGGCAATGAAGCAGCAGAGGACTTTCGAGTCGCCCGCATACCGACAATCGAAACACACATCTAATCGTAAGTTTTTACGATTAAGGAGAACACACATGAATGCAGCTGAACATCTTGAAGAGTGTAAGTGGGAAAGACCGTCATCATACGGAGGTCACTCACCTGACGGGGACTATGTAATCTACAGTAGAACCAGGGACAGTAAGATTCTTGGAAACGTAAACTACTACAGGATTCTAAAGTGTCTCGAAGTACACGCTAGTAGACTGGATGAGCCGAAGGTTGATGACCCGGAGTACACTTACGTCCGTCCCTGGGTCTACGACTTTCGCGCCAGTCACTGGGGATGCGGGTGGGTAGAGCACATCGTTATCCGCAAGGATGCGCCTGACTGCCTACTCAAACTTGCCGGTGAGATTTACTGCTGCATGCAGGAGTACCCGGTGTTCGATGATTCGGCTTATTCGGAGGCTTGCTACAATGCTATCTGCGAGCACTGGGAAGGGTGCAGTATTGATGAGCGTATCACGTACTGCAAAGACTCTAAGGTTTCCATTCTGGCTTCACGGCGTGATGAGATACCTTGTGAAGTTTACAACCTGTTGGCCCAACAACCGGAGTTTATGTGATGCCAGAAAACTTTGAACTTGAGGCGTTTAGGAAGAAGGTGCTCGAAGAACTGTTCGAAATAGGCAAGCGGGTCCGTGCTATCGAATCAGATGCAGACAACTTAGCGTGGTCTATTTCAGAGCTTGAGGATGAGCTTGTAGAGTTCTTTGAGAAGTCAGAGGAAGAGGAAGAGGAAGAAGAGGAAGAGTAATGCCGAAGTTTCAAATCACACTTATTGTAGATAGCAACACCGATGACTTCTCTCTATTTGAATCAGCCAATGACAGGTTAGATGATTATCTATCCTCCATAGCAAATGACTTAGATTGCCGAGTCACTACTGATTACGATTCGGGTGAGAATGTTTGTGTCGAGGAGTTAACAGGAACAGAGTAATCGTAAAAAGTTACGATTAAGGAGAAACACACATGGGCGTTTATGTTTATCACTTAAACAAAAGTAAAACTTGGACTTTGCCAGGAGGCGAGAAGTTATACAACTTGAAGTACTCGCATCGTGCTTCGAGTGAGGACCTTAACAAGTGGCGTTGGGATGATCAGGAAGGCATACGTTATTCCAATCTGTGCCGCGCACGTAATCAAAGGTCTTTAGATAATACCTTCCCTACTGAGTATGTGCTCTTCGCTATCGGCTTAGAGGACATGGAGGCAGGCGAGATTTTTAGAGTCTACAGAGGCAAGTCTGACAATCGTCACCTACGTGTCTGGTACGATTGCAACGTCATCGAAGGAGAGTGGGTAGGTACCGTTGACGTTATCAGTCTCAAACCCCGTAGGAAAATACGCTACCTACCTAGGCCAGTGGAGAACACTTGTGAAAGTTAAAACAAACAACCAATGGAGAGACTTTCTACGGTGGTATGAAGTACCCGATAAGGTTTTGAAGTCTGACTTTGATTGGCTTGATGACCCTGCTGGGTGGAGCTTCCTGAAATACAAAGGCAATTATTACACCCTTGGTGATTTCATGAGGTTTAGTTTTATGGACGGTGATTCTAATCTCACAGGTTGGCATGCGTATCATCATGATTCTGCCTGGGGTGGGATTGTTATCGCCATATCAGATGACGGAGAGCAGTACCGTATTGGGAGGTACGCGGGATGACCAGTGGAGAACTAACTGCACTATTCAGAGGATACTTGGAAGAGATGGGAGCCAACCAAGACCCTGAGATAGCAGCGCGTGCTTTCTATGAGGAGCTTGAGGCTGCCATACCCATACAAATAGAAACTTTCATCTGCGAAGAATGTAATGAGGAAAAACCATGGTCCGAGGGAAGCGATTCATCTCCTGAGTGTGATGACTGCTGGGCTAAGAAAGAGGAGAACACACATGGGTAACCACCCTAACAAGTCAATGTATGTAACTGTGAATACTAAACATGCTTACGCTAAGTGCATCAACGAGGGCACATTAATATCAAAGTGGGCATATGAAACAGAGGACCAGGCTCTAATGAGGAGATACCTCAGAGAAACCAGGGCAGTTACCCCTTATACAAGGGAAGTAACCGTGACCAAGAAGGAGAACACACATGTGGACGCATAGAACTGAAGACGGTTACAGCCTCTGCGCTTACTCAACCGGCTTTCTAGACTGGGGTCTAGACATCGTATCACCAGGGGGCAGGGTTGTGTTTAGCAGCCCTTGCTACCTATCTATCGAATCGTGGGGTTTCAATGATCCAGAGGATTCAGATGAGAGAATATCTTGGACAGACCAAGAGTGGGAGAAAGCTCTAGAGGAACAAGCTGACGCTTTGATTGAGGGGGTGCAAGAATGAAAATCAAGAAAGAGTTCTATACTCAGGCAGACGCTTGGGAGTGGGTAAAAAACCAGAAGCAGCCCAAACGCGGGGACTACTTCATCGAGAGAGATTTTATGACGGGCATGTTTGTTGTCTGGCTCATGGACTAAGGAGAGATAAATGTATTCAATCGGTATTCATTGCGTAGATAAAATTGAGATTGTGGATGGTACACAATCAAGCGATTTTAACGACAAAGGTTTTATCCACGTGAAGAAAATTAGAATCCTCACAACCGAGGGCGAAGTAGAGTTAACCTTGTTCAGCGATGACCTGGCCAGGGTATCCTACTCCGATGAACGGGAGCACTCTGTTACGGACGGGGTACATGCAGCGGTAGCTGCGGGGGAGCGTTGATTTTATTTTCCCACGCCTATAGACATGAGGTATTAGCTATGATAGACATAGAAATGCAGACATTACGGTCTGCGGTAACCAATCTCCTAGAGCTAGGGGTTAATCGTAAAAAGTTACGGTTAGAACTGGAGGACACAATGGACAGATGGGAAAGAAAATTGACAACACGAGGGCCTGTACAGAAGAATCTCCCAGGCTTCGGGGACTGTAGCCCGCCTGATGTAAAGTATTATGACTTTGACCCTATCGCCATGGAGGGGGAGATAGGTGAATATCTAAGTGACCCTGAAAATTTGGGGGAGTTGCTAGCACTTTACACTGGTGAAAACTCAGCCACTGAAATGATGTGTAAGTATCTGTGGTCGTTCTACTGCGGTGTGTCAGATGAAACTACTGCCTTCTACCAGAAAAAGCTATTAGAATTACTACGTGAAACCTTCGAGAAAGAGATCGAGGGTTTGATAAACGACACTCTGTAGGAGGGGTAATATGGCTAGCGTAAAAGTAGAGCAAGCTACACTCGTGTTTCAGGAACTCGGAGAAAATAGGAGCCAGGCAGTAAGGGCTGCCCACCTGGCCGAGCAATGCTGGGCGCTGTGTATCAGAATGGACGATGTTAACCTAAGAAGCTACTTACTCAACATGTCAGTGCGTGAGCTTGCAGCTATCTACGGGTCAGCTGCTGGGGAGGGTACGGCGTTTGATTTTCGAACAGACGGCGAGAAAGAAGAGGGTTCACCTGTTACTAGCACCAGGGTTGCTAACTTTGTGAGGGACCAGGGATGGAGGAAGTGAAGCCTCTGAGGGCGGGGTTGCTGCTGCTATGGGCAGCAATCTCCTTATTCCTATCAGTATTCTTTGGGTTCTGTGTGGGGTTTTACTTTGACTACCACAACGTACTCAGCTGGAATAATTACATTTTATTTGTAGGGGGTGTACTAGGTCTAGTATTCTTTATCCTACTTCAAACAGCAGTTTTATTTAGATTGGAAAAATACCTAGATAGTTCAGATTGAACTTGACTTAGATAGCGCACAGCTATAACTTAATCATAGGAGAACACACACTATGGAATTTTACGCACAGCCTTACGAGCCGGGTGGCAAGGGTTTCTACTTCTCAGACTTCGAGGAGTTCGAGAAGAAAGAGAAAGCATCTCGCCACGAGGAATTTGAAATTCAGTTCATTGATGGGACTGGTTTGGAGTCATTGATGTTCAATGCTCTTGAACCTGACCAGGTAGAGATTGAACGCTTCATTGAGTTTGCAGAGGGTAAGACAGCTGCCGAAGTGGCCGCTATCCGTTTCCTCACAGACTCAGGATGCGCGATCGATGAAGTAAAAGAAAAGTTAGAGGACGTGTCAGTATACCCAGGGGATGCCGAGGAGTACGCATATGATTTTATTTCAGACTGCTACGACCTTGAAAAAATGATGGGTAACCTGTCACACTACTTTGACTACGAGAGATTTACACGAGACCTCCAGTTAAATGGAGATATCTCAGAAGAGGAAGTGGACGGTGAGACGTTCACCATTACAAATGCAAACTGCATTTAAGGAGAAATACACATGCCAGCAGCAGTAGAGACAATGATGTACGCCGGAGATGTACCTTGGCACGGAGAGGGGCAGTACGTGGGAGACCACGATGTCCTCAGTGCTCAAGCCATGAAGGCAGCGGGGTTGGGTTGGAATGTCAACAAGACAGATATCTACGCATCCTTAGATGACGGAGATGTTTACATCCCTAACTCACGCGCCATGGTGCGAGATTCGGACCAGAAGGTTCTGGGTATCGTAGGCAAGAATTACCAACCCCTTCAAAACAGTGAAGCGTTCCAGCTGATGGACGAGCTTGTTCAGGATGGGGAGGTTCGTTACCACACAGCAGGTGCCTTGGATGGAGGCCGAAAGGTTTTTCTCCTGGCCAAGATTGGGGGGTATGAAGTTGTTCCCGGTGATTTGGTGGACAAGTTTATTCTGCTTTACAACAGTCATGACGGTACTGGGTCTGTGCGTTGGCTGCCTACAGAGGTGCGGGTTGTATGCGCCAACACGGTAGCCTTGGCTTTGGGTAAAGGTCGTGGAGAGGGTTTGGCAGTTCGTCACACCCGCAACATGAAGACCCGTCTGGGTGAAGCGAGGCACATCTTCGGTATCGCTCAGCACGAGTTGAAGAAGCGAGAAGAGTTTAGCCGTATGCTGGCTAACACTCGTATGACTGACATGCAGTTCCGCGAGTTCTCCAACATTCTCATCCCTGACCCAGCGGAAGGGAAGAGTGTTACCCGTGCTCAGAACAACCGGGACAAGCTCCAGAACCTCTACCTGATGGGCCGGGGTGCGGAGATTCCTGGGGTACGTTTCACGGGCTGGGCTGCGTACAACGCAGTCACAGAGTACGTGAACTACAAGCGGTCTTCCAAGGGCGGGCAGAGCAACCGTTTCCAGTCAGCTCTCTTCGGTAGTGGAGAGAAGTTTATCCGCAAGGCGGAGGAAACACTGACTGACATGCTGTTGGCCGCATGATGGGTGGCTTGGGTCGGGGAGTCCTGCTTATCGCAGGGCTCTCCATCCTACCAGGCTGCGCATCTTTTATGGAACGTGTAGTAAAACACCACGAAGAAAAACACGTTTGCATATCCGTAAAAGACAGGCGGGACTTGGATAGGTATATCGATGAAGCCTTGTTTGAAGCGAAGCACAAGAACTCGGATGGTCTCACCAGGACTATGCGTAGACTTGAGCGTAAACGCTACAAGCGTAAGATTACTCCATGTGACTAGGGGATAACATGAAAGTACAAGTGTATAGAAATCTCAAACACGGCAAGGGTAGGCACAGCCACTTCTGGTCAATCAAGCACAGGGGAAAAGTCATCAACAAAGACTACCCCACTCAGGGTGTAGTTCTCCAGAATGTCTCTGTACGTCTTTGGCTGAAGACTGTTGAGAAGATTAGGGAGACTGGCGTCAAGACACCGGCAGCGTTCTTAGAGGGGGACCTCTTGGCGCACAGTGGTGTTGTAAGATGGACTGAGAGCGATCAACCACCGGGCACAGAGCGTATAACTTTCAACCCGAAGTACTTGAGTAGCTTCGTATGGGAGTCCGATGAGCAACCTGTGGAGGGTGTTCTGGATAAAGTCTGGTTCACAAAAGAAGGCGTATTTTCACACAGAGTATAATCGTAATTATTTACGATTAAGGAAAGCACACATGAAGATTCATGAGTTAGCAACTGAGTTTGCTGAGATTGCAAAACTAAGACCGGACTTAGTTCAACCTAAGTACGGAGGGGAGAAGGGTTCTCTTCGAGGGCACTGCTACATTTTGACTGAAGCGTTATGGTTTACAGTGGGTAGAGATGAAGGTTGGAAACCTGCATACCTCAACTCCAAGACATGGCCAGAAGGGTTGATGCCAGGGGAGACGCACTGGTACCTTCGTAGGTCTTTTAAGAATGGGGACAACATTACATTTTATGAAGTATGCGACCCCACAGCAGAGCAGTTTGATATAGAACCACCTCATTGGGAGGGGAGATCATGCGGCTTTCAAACAAAGCACCCTAGTAAGAGAGCGGAGTCTCTACTTAGTAGTGTGTTGTATGAGAGACTTTCAAATAACATTGAAGATGAAGTTGTGGACAATCATGTATCTAAACAGTAGTTACAAAAAAAAATAAGTCGGCACTAGCCTACTAAGGAGAACTTTATGAAGACCAGTAAAGAACTGAAAGATATTGTCAAAGACCTCAGTGCGATCCACAAGATTGCTCAAGGGTTACGAACCAGGGGCTACAACATCCCCATGAAGGACATCAACGCTCAGCGAGAGCGGGCTGAGAAGTCATTGAAGCGGGCAGAGTTGCGAGAGAGTGCGCATGCCTAAATATACCTATGAGATACCGGCAGGCTTTTTACTACTACACAACCTTACTACAGGAGCTGGGTCATTTGACTACATCAAGATTGTAGTGGGGTGTAAGTCAAAAGCCTCCGCTACAAACGGGGCTGTGGCTGGGGTTATTGCCCAGACCATGGCCTCGAAGGACATGCTCAAACCAGTCAAGACGCTCTACATCAAGAGCAAGGAGGCCAGTAAGGCTTTCAGGAAGACAGGGGGTAAGCCCTTGGTGTTTGAGTTTCAGGGAGATACCAAGAGTAAATTACTAAACCATGAAGGAGTAAAGGTTCCATTTAGCTGGAAACCTGGTGACAAGGAAGAGCCCACAATAGATGTGGATGACTTGTTCCCAGACCCAGAGATAAATGAGCCACGGAAGTTTGTTCGTATGCCTCTATATGCTGTCAGAAATATTACCAAGATTCTGGATGCTTTGAACGTACAAGAGATCAACTTCCTGTTCTGCGATCAGGGGGAGCCAGCAGTTTCACATTACGTGAAGGACTGTGTGTACGGCGGAGAGCTTCAGCTATCTTTCGTTACTGCTATGTCAGGTTGATTTTATTTAACCTGAACTATAGTAATTAACTATAATATTTTATTGACCTCTTATATCGAGCACGGTACCTTGCTGCTAAAGCGGGTATCGTGTAAGATATAAGCTATAGACTAGGAGACATTAATGAACAAGCAACAGAAGAATCTAGCAGCAAGAGCGTTTGAAAGGGTGATTGACATCGTGGGTAGCCAGACAGAGTTGGCCAGGGTTTTGGGCGTGAAGCAGCCTTCTGTGAATAACTGGAAGATTAGATCAAGGGTGCCAGCAGAGAGGGTTCTGGAGATTGAGAAACTTGTCGGTGGGCAAGTGACAAGATACGAGATGAGACCCGACGTGTTTGGTACACCTGGTGATTGAGTCACTTATACTCATATACGTTTTAGGGATCTTACTGGGGTGTCTTTTAGAAAAGGTAGTAGACTACATCCTAGATGGGGGGTTACATGCTTCATTCCGCAAACTCCGAAATGGTCCTAGACATCGTAGAAGAAACCGTTGACTTTGTATTCAAAGCAGACCGGGTATCAGATGCCCAAATATCCCAGATAAAAGAGAACATTACTGGGATGTTAGAGATGTATTTTGGATACGCCATAGAGGCCAGCGCTAACTTTGATGAGGATAAGGCCAGAGCTAACTGTGAAGACAGCGATCTGCTCTTACTGTGCTTGAGAATAGTAGAGGGTATTGAGGCGTGGGGAACTGACCCACCCTCAATGCAGATACTAAAACAGGTTATGAAGGCAGGGAAAGAGGACGTTGATGCTTTGCGTTATACAATGGAGGATTTTAAGTAAGGAGAACACACATGGTATATATAACAGACTTCATCGTAAACTTCGGATTGTTTATAGGGGAAACAATAGGAGATGTAATTCTTTGGGCAATAGCCATATATGTTTCAATTTATTTCATAGCTGCTGAGATTCTGGGTGTATCAGTATATACTGTTCTAGGCGGGCATTACCTATGGAATAAGTTAGGCATATCTAAACCAAAGTTTGGCAAAACAAAGAAACAGGACATGTTTTACGAAGACGCTTAAAGGTAGGAATAAACACACATGGAATTGTACCCTTATCAAAAAACAGGGGTGAGTTTCTTGCAAGGTAGGCAAGCAGCTTTACTCTTCGATGAGATGGGCTTGGGTAAAACAGTCCAAGCTATTAAGGCAGCCAACTGGGACAAACCTGTCTTGGTTGTATGCCCAGCCTTCCTCAAATTCAACTGGGAGAAGGAGCTGAAATTATGGGGTTATCCCCACCCGATCAAGGTAATCAAAAAGAAGAAAGACTTTCTTATACCGAGTGGTAAAGAAGCGGTGGTTGTATCGTATTCGATGTTACCCCCGTGGACTAACCACGTAGAGAATGGAACTACTTTGATTGCCGATGAGGCGCACTGCGTCAAGAATTATAAGGCTCAGAGAACCAGGCGTTTTCGGTCACTGTCCACTGCTACCATTAGTGCTAACGGTAGAGTTTGGGCAATGACTGGTACACCTCTGATGAACAAACCAAATGAGATGTGGGGTCTACTCAAATCTATCGGCCTAGCATACGAGGCCTACGGTAACTGGGAAAACTTTGTTCGTTTGTTCAACGGTAAGAAGAACAGATGGAACGGGTGGGACTGGGGTATACCTCGCGATGGGGCTGGTGACGGTTTAAAAAAAGTAGGTCTTGGAAGGCGCAAGAGATCTGTGCTACCAGACTTGCCGACTAAGACTCGCCGGTTCTTAGAGGTAACACTCAGCAGATCTGTAAAGTCTATGTGCAATGATGTTTTATCTGAGTTGCAGTCACATGGGATTAGCTTAGAAGATATTACAGCTTCACATAAAGCGGCTGGTCTCAGAATAGAATTTTCGAATATTGCTAGGATTCGTAAAGCTGTCGCTGATGCGAAGATCCCTAAGATGATTGAGTATGTCAGTCTCTTCGAAGAGACGTACACACCACTGGTTGTGTTTGCTCAACATCGAGCACCGATAGATGCGCTAGCTACACGTGAAGGGTGGGCTACTATCACTGGGGATACTCCACAAATCAGACGGGCAGAATATGTGCAGATGTTTCAGGAGGGGAAGCTGAAAGGCATCGCTGGGACCATCGGCGCAATGAGTACGGGGCTGACTCTTACCCATGCAAGCAACATGATGTTTGTAGATATGAGCTGGGTGCCAGGAGACAACCTCCAAGCTGAAGATAGAATTTGCAGAATAGGACAAAAATCCGCATGCCAATATCTGATACTCACTGCCGATCATCCCATGGACGAGCTTGTCAACAGAGCGCTGGTATACAAAGCAGAAGTACTAGCCAACTCTGTAGATAAAGCTTATGCCTAAAAGCTATTGACATAAACTATCAATTGCTATACATCCATTCGCGGATGCATAGGGGGACCATGTGGTGGATTTTTCAACTGTTGAGGATTACACGAGTCGGGGATTATGCGTCATACCAGTAGAGGGCATGGGTAAGCGCCCGCTACACAACAACTGGACTACTTCCAATAACGAGTGGAATGAGGATGATTTTCAAAACAAGAACATCGGGATCATTACAGGCAAACGAAGTAACATTGTAGTTTTAGACATTGATAACCGGGGAGATGAATCGGCTGACAATAAAGCTCAGAAGATTTTAGGTCTTTACCCTACTAACCTAGTTAGTCGCACGGGTAGCGGAGGCTACCATCTGTTTTACCGTTACCCCCACGGTACTGCACGTGTGCCTAATGCGGTGGGTAAAGACGGTATCGATGTTAGAGGTGACGGGGGTATGGTCGTCGTTCCTCCTTCAACTACAACTAAAGGTGAATACCATTGGTTGAAGGAAGGTAAACCAGGCGACTTCCCCCTAGCCTTCATGAGTAGGCGAGAGGCTGCTGAGAAGAAGGCGGAGACTAAAGACCCTGATTGGGTAATGAAGGGCCTTCAAGGGGTATCTGAGGGTGGAAGGAATGACTTATGTGCAAAACTAGCCGGGTACTTTTTGTCCAAAGGTCTTACCACTAGAGTCGTTCTTTCCATCCTTCAGGATTGGAACAGGAAGAATACGCCACCCTTGGCCAACAGAGAGCTGAGGGAAACAATTGAATCCATCAATAGGGCCGAGTCCCGGTCAATAGAAGAGAGTGCGAAGAAGTTAGATGCCCCTGGTGATGGTCCATCTAAACTCAAGTTTGGGTTGATGGGTTTTCAGGAGTACATGACTAAGTATGGCGTCAACAATGTTCGTTGGACTGTAAAGGATTGGTTACCCGAGAGCACTATCTGCTTTGTCGTATCTCCACCAGGTTCATACAAGACCTGGTTATTGATGGACTTAGCTGTGTCTGTTGCTAGCGGTATGCCGTTTCTAGGTAAGGTGCCAGTTGAGAAAGAAGGGCCGGTAATCATTATCCAGCAGGAGGATCACCATGCTCAGACTGTGGAACGTTTGGCATTGATTGCAACTCAGCGTCTCAATTTGGGTAAACCGTCAGAGGATGCAGGTATGTTCCACGTTAACATGCCGCCCAATCTGCCAATCTACATACACACTGATAGACAGTTAAGATTTGATGACGCTAGCAGTACTGATGCTTTAGGTGAAGTTGTACGTGAGATTAAACCCGCCTTGGTTCTTATCGATCCTCTATACTCAACTGTGAGTACCGATGACTATATGGCCAGGGCTGCTGAACAGATGATGTTCATGAAGGATTTGCGAGATGAATTGGGTACTACGTTTGTTCTGGCTCACCATAGGAAAAAAGGTGGTGACTTACATCGCGAAGGTCTTTGGGGCTCGCAGTTCCTCAATGCGTTTCTTGAGACCGGGTGGCAGATAACACCAACCGATCACACCAATATTAAAATGAAACGCCACTTCAAAGCATCAAAGAATCCTGAAGAAGTTGAGATTAGTTGGAACATTGATACCAAGAACCCGGTGTACAACATCGAAGTTAAAGATGCGAATGAGGGGACCATTGAAGATACAGTTCTAGCTATATTCGACTCAGGGCCAAAGACAGTCAAAGAAGTAGCGGATGAGTTGAACGTAGATAAGAGCACCGCATCAAGACGATTAAAGAAGATGGAAACAGACGGACTTGTGGAGAAGTTTAAGGTAGGGCGATTCCACAAGTACAGGGTGAAACACAAGTTCAATTTCTAGGGAAACACACATGAAGTATTCATACAGCCAGATAAAGACTTTTGGGAAGTGTCAGTACAAGTGGCACCTCAACTACAAAGAGGGTCTTGTACCACCCCCGTCCGATGTCATGTCGTTCGGTAAGTTTGGTCACAAGATGATTGAGAATGTTCTGTATGGTCGGGACATTCTTCACGACATCGTAGTGGGTGAGGGTGAGTTCGACATGACAGAGATGCAAGAGATTCAAGACATGCTTGATGATGCTCGCACTGTTGTTGAGTTGTTCCTAGAGACTCTTCCGCTCAGTGATTGGGAAACCGTAGAGGTAGATGGTGAGCCCTTGATTGAGAAGAAGCTTGAGATGGACCTTGGTAGAGGTACCCAATACATCGGCTACATCGACTGGGTTGCCAGGCACAAGTCATCAGGCCAGGTGTGGTTGTGGGACTTCAAGTTCAGGGGATCGTTCTTACCAGACTGGACTGAGGAGCTAGACTTACAGAAGCCTACTTACATGAAGCACCTGTATGACCTAGGGGTAGAGCCCATCGGTACCATCAGCTGCCAGATAAAGAACAAGGCTCCAAAGGTACCAGCTTTGACCAAGAAGGGTGGTTTGTCCAAGGCGAAGATCACCACCACCTGGGAGACTTATTACAAGGCTATCATAGACAATGGGTTGGACCCTGCTGACTATGAAGACATGAGAGAGAAGCTTGCAGGTAACACCTGGTTCCAACTGTCTAGAAGTTTCAGACAGCCAGAAGAGGTTGATAGAACTTGGAACGAAGTGTTCCTGCGAACGGTAGACAAAATAGAAACTCAGTGGTCCAGCGATACACCGCCGCCACGATCAATAGATTTTATGAGCTGCAACATGTGCCAGTTCAGAGACATTTGTATTGAAGATCTTAAAGGTAGGGACACCGAAGATCTGAAAGCTTTATTCAACAGAAGGGAAAAACAACATGCCTCCAAAGATACTATCCAGTAAGCCTCGCTACATTAACGGACTGGTTTACTCTCCTCCAGGGGGAGGTAAGACAACTTTGTTTGGTACTGCTCAACGTCACCCCGACATGCAGCACGTTCTGTTCATTGACGTGGAAGGAGGACTGTCCTCCGTCAGTCACATCGATGGGATTCTTTACGAGCGTGTTGGTAAGGATGATGCGGGTAAGCCTAACCATCGCACATGTGAAGACTTAGAACGGATTTTCTGGAGCCTGGTCAACAAAGACAAAGGCTACGAGAAGATCCAAACCGTTGTCATTGATAGCGGTACTGAGCTTCAAGGTATGGATCTTCAGGACATCGTGATGTCTCACGTCAATGACCCGAAGAGCCGTCGTGACAACCCTGATGTATTGGAACAACGTGACTACATGCTAAACACATCGCGCCTCAAGCGCATCTTCCGCATGTTCCGTGACGGGGACTTCCACTTCCTTGTTAGTGCGCTGACTCGGAAGATTGAGGATGACAAAGGCAACATGACAGAGATGGCACCTCACTTCACACAGAAGCTGGGTGAAGCTGTAATGGGTTACATGGACTTTGTGTGGTTCATGTACGTGGACAAAGACGGCAATCGAAAGATGCTAACCCAGCCAAAGGGGCCATACAAAGCCAAGACTCGTGGGAAAGATTTCTCAGAGGCACTTGGACCAGTGGTGGAAAACCCAACCATGCCTATGCTGTATGATTTGTACTTGAAGGCTGGAAACACGAATAAGAAAAAATAAGGGGAGCAACCCGAAAAAGGTAGGGTGGGTCGCTCCCCTGGAAAAACACACCCTCCCAGATTAAACACTTTGACCTTGAACCACAAGGGAGATTTTTATGAATCCAGAGGAACTCGATAGCGAGTGGACAATTGACCTTAGCGAAGCACAGACTTCTAACAAGAAGCCTGCAAATGATGACCCTAAACGATACTGCATTCCTGATGGGGAGTATGCCGTACGTGTTACCAACGTGAACAAGGAAGAATCCAAAGCGGGTAATCCTATGTTCGTGTGGGACTTTGAGGTTTGTGATGGACCTCATACCGGACACTCTATGCGTGTCTGGACTGCCATGACGCCAGCAGCGTTGTGGAAACTGTCTGAGACTGTTGAGTCCCTAGGGCTCGGCGAGAACGGACAAGCTGTGAAGTTCACCAAGCAGAAAGCCTTGGGGCGTCGTGCGTTGGCCCAGGTTGAAGCTGAGGAGTACAACAAGAAGTGGAACTCCAAGATCCAGAAGTTGTTCCCTCACCCTGATGGGCCAATCATGGATGATATCCCATTCTGAAAACTGTATTGATCTAGCTGAGAGGGGTGGGGTTTATCCCCGCCCCACTTGGCGAAAGGAAAAACACACGTGATCATAGATACAGATAACTTCAGTTGGGCTATCAACCAAATCAGCAAACACGATCTTGTATTCGTAGACCTGGAGACCACTGGGCTCGAACCGTTTAACGGGGATAAGATTTGTGGCGTTGCTGTAATGGTTGGGGAAAACTCCATGTACTTCCCCTTCCGCCATACCGTTGGCGCAAATCTACCAGCGGATTATATGTCCAAACTTGGACCTTACTTATCTGACCCTCACAAAACTTACTGTGGGCACAACTACAAGTTTGACCTCAAGTTCCTACACTGCGCTGGAGTAAAACTACCTGAGAAGATTCTCGATACTATGATTGCAGCGCACCTGGTGTACGAGGAGGAGAAGTCTTTTGGCCTCAAGCAGCTAGGTGACAAGTACTTGGGCAAGGGGGCCAGTGATGAATCCAGCATACTTGACGATAAGCTAAACCTGTTTGGCTTCAAGAAGTCAGAGATGTACCGACTACCTGCATCAGACGTAGCGCTTTACGCTGAGCAGGATGTAAAGTTAACCGCTAGACTACTGTCTTTATTCCAAGATTTATTAAAGCAGGAGAAAAATATAGACCTGTTTAAAGAGGTCTGTAAGTTCGAACTGCTTATCACCAGGATGGAAATCCTTGGCATACATATCGACACAAACAGGGTTCGCCAATTCATGGCGGAAGCTAAGACCCAAATCAACAAAGTAGGTCTAAGCATTCGTCAAATGAGGGGGCGTAGTATCAACCCTGGTTCTCCCCAACAAGTAACCGACTGGCTAGGTACACCAGATTCAAAGAGCCGTACTCTTGAAAGGTTGAAAAGAAACCGCAAAGAGTGTGAAGCTATCTTGAATTATCGTGCCTGGTCCAAAGTAAAGAACACCTATTACAGTCCCTTCATCCAACAGGTGGACCCTGATGGAAACATCCACCCAACATTTAGAATGACTGGGACTGTATCTGGAAGACTATCCTGCTCTAAGCCCAACTTACATGCGGTTCCCCGCAAGTCTGACATATACAAAGTCAAGAACTGCATACGGGCTAGAGCAGGGTACGTCTTATCAGAGATAGATTATAGCCAGGCTGAGATTAGAGTTGGGTCTCACTACGCCAGAGAAAACAAGATGCTTGAGATGATTCGCTCAGGTGTAGACATCCACACTCAGACGGCTAAGGAAGTAGGCATAGACCGCTTCATAGCCAAGACCCTCAACTTCAGTATCATCTACGGTATCGGGCCAATGGCTTTGGCAGAGAACTTGGAGATATCTGAGGAAGAGGCTCGCACTTATCTCAACAAGTACAACAAGAAGTTCCCAGGCTTCCGAAGACTCTTATACAACGCACAGACAGCAGCCGAGACCAGAGGCTACATCCAGATGTATACGGGACGCAGGAGGCATTTCAGGGGCGAAGACGCTCCTTACCACAAGGCCATCTCCTACCTTATCCAGGGGTCAGCAGCCGAGATGCTACGCACTTCGATGTGTAGGATCTGGGATGAGTTAGACCGTGACGTTGTAAGGATGGTTCTTACAGTTCATGACAGTATCCTCTTTGAGATTAAAGAGGGTTACGAGAAAGAAATCATTCCAGAGATTCTTCAGATCATGAACGACCAAAGGTGGTGCTCGTCACCTATCAAGAGTGATGCAGACGTAGGGTTGTACTGGGGTGAAATGACAGCCTTCTAAGATAGTCTAATATTAAGGGGGAATAATATGACTAGACCTAAAACTACTTACTGTCAGAATTGCATAACTATTACGGATAAGCTATCTTTGGAAGATTACGGGGAAAGAAAATTTTGGATCTGCGCTAAGTGTAAGTTCCCGCTCCCGAAGAAAGCTTATGAGTTGGGTTACAAAGTTTCTGGAAAAGCTTGGGGTGAAGACTTGTACAGAAAAAAGGGAATCAGGAACAGCTAGGAGGGGATATGTTCAAAACAAAGGGGCACGCACAGGGGTATGCAAAAGAAGATCTGAAACTTTTGCAAGAGTACATCAAGAATTTAGATACTGACATTAAGGACGTAGCTGCAAAAGCTTCTCAATATAAAAGATTAGAGTTGGAAGAAATGGAATCAAATGAGTACCTGGCAGAGGTACCTCCAAGAGATTTCTATGACATGTTCACTCAACTCATCAGGGATTTGAAAGCATGTAAGAAAACTCTTCATGTCATGGAGAGAAAAGTAGATAGAGTTATGAGTCAGTCAAAACCTAAGTACAAGATTTTAGATTGGGTTTTACTTATACCGCTATTTGAAAAATTTGGATGGGTGGACAATGGGCAAATATCAGCGGGAGAAGGGAGCACGGTTCGAGAGGGAAGTCGCCAACGTTCTGAAGTCCGTGTTCGGTGGTAGAACAACTAGATCGTCAGGGCAATGCTTCTCTGGCGATACCAGGGCAGATGTGGACTGCCCTGAGATTTGGGTAGAGTGTAAAGTTGGGGCACGTCCCAACATCAAGGCTGCTCTTGAACAGGCAGAGGAAGCCAAGGCTTCTAGCGGCGCATCAAAGATGTGTGTCGCTGTATGCAAATGGGATAGGCAGCCAGCAACAGCAACTATGAGACTCGATGACTTCGTGAAAGTTTTGAGTCTCGCATACGGAGATAAGTACAATGAATGAAGTTACTAAACCAAAGAGCGCCAGAGGTAGAGCTAAGGACAACCTTCGGGACACTATTGCAATCGCAGCGATGCAGGGGATTTTAGCAAGCTCCTCATCTATGAGATTTGGAAGTGAGAAGGCACTCGCTAAGCATGCTTATGAACTGGCGGAGGCGATGATTGAGTACAGGAACTCTAATATGTGAGTAACCGGGGGGAAAACACACACATGAAAATAAAACCTATCTTATATCTAGTCTGCGCAATGGCAGTAGTCTTGAAGTGTTGGTTAACCGTACGGTTCTGCTGGGAGTTGGACGGTAATAACGTTGAGGCTACAGTGCTTGGACTTATCAATGACCTGGCCCAGCTTGGGTTTGGTTTGATGGCAGTCTACTTCTACGGCGTCAGAAAGGTAGCTCTGTATGGTTTGTCAGCTGCTTGCACCGTAGTCTCTATCATAGCCAGCTTGGGGTTCTTTATCCAATCGGACAAAGTTTCCCAGGTCAAAGCTGTGGAGAGGACAGCAAATTACCAGCAACTTCTGTCTAAAAAGGAGAGGCTTGTGGGGATGAATGCTTCTGACCTACAGGTTGCTCTAAGGTATGAGGGTTACAATAGAATCACAGATGCTAAGAATCTTAGAGCTGTGGTGGCTGATAGGGAAGATCAGATAAGCTATATAGCTCTGGAGATTGACAAGCTGGAGCAAGCCCCGCCAGAAGAGATAGGCTCTCCTATGTTTGCGGGACTTGCAACCATGACCGGATGGACTTCATCCAATATAAGAATGGTTTCATACATCTACTTGTCCATTCTTCTAGAGATCATAGCCTTGGTTAGCTTGGCCTTTACTGCACCAAAACCTGTTTCACGTGAAACTGTTATAGAGTCGGTGGCTCCTCTGGCTTACCTAACAGACGGGGGTCTGAGTAACCGTTTGGATACAACTGAAAACATTGCCAGCCCCAGGTATGCGTAACATTGCTACTCAGTAGATAGGTACGGTTCTGGTAAGTAACTAACGGGAAACCAGCGGCAATAGATTCCCCAGTGAGCTTACCTTCAACCCAACGGTCTGTACAAGGTTCAACGAACATAACGTCTACACCGATTTTAGCTGATTTCGGTGTAGGCGTGCAGTCCGCGCAGCTGATACTCAGGATTATCAAGGGCAACAAACCTTTTAGCTTACTCATTTACCCGCCCCTGGTTTCTTGTAGTTAATGCTTTCAACCGCCTGGTGTAGCAGTAGACCAAACACTTGGATTGATTTGTGCTCCATGTCAGCCTCGGAGAAGAAGTTGATTGCTTCCACAATCTCGTGCCAGAAAGTCTCCCAGGCTAAAGTGTTATTCATATTAGTATTGATAGCGATCACCAGATTAGACGGGTCAAAGTAGCCGTAACAATCATCCAGGTTTTCTCTAACCACCTCGATGGTGTGGCCAGCGATGGTCACTTCAACAGGCAGCTTTTTGGACCGGCTCTTCTTTTTCTTAGAGCTGTTAGGTTTAGGGGGTATGCTCTTGTAGTATATTTTCATCTGATTAACTCCCCTTCTAAGATACAACTCTTGTTAACTATTGGTATTGATTGAAGAATAGGTGTGCCGTCCTTGTGGATATACCCCACACCAAAGCCCGTCACCCACTCAGCAGCCATGGACGCTTGGTTGGCGTAGTCGATTTGACTTATATCCCCCAGCCACCCAAACATCGCAGCGGTTAGAAGCTGACCCTGGACATTGTTCCTGGTAATCGTTGCGCACCTATGAGTGTGGCCAATGATAACCGAGGACCCTAGCTTGGCTGCCGCAGTCCGGTGAGCACTTTGCCCTGATGACCCATAGTCATGAGATACAACTAGATTACCTAACTTCAATTGTTTTCTATATGGAATGTACTCCCAGTTATTTTCAGACAGTTCAAATAGCTTATCTGTTTCCACCATGCCGAATAGCTCAGGTGCTTTCGACATTACATACCGCTCTAGTCGGTACTCATGGTTACCAGATAGATAGATTTTGCGTGGTACGTCTAAACGCTCAATCCTGGCCAGGCACTTGCGTACGGCCTTTACTTCATCTTGAAGTAGAGCCACCCGATTGGGTGATTTGTCGTGAGAGCTGACAGAGTAGAAGTCAGCAAAGTCGCCAAGGATAACGAGAACATCAGGCTGGAATCGGTCAATGGCTTTTAGTGCAATCTTGAATGCAGATTGGTCATGATACGGTACGTGTGTATCAGGGATGAAGAAAACTTTCTTTACTCCCCGAATCATTATTATCCCCTATGTTAGTGTCATTAGAACCTCAGATTATTCAGATCTCGTTTGTCGATCAGTGTGTACGTAAACTTGTCCCAACCCCTCAGAGCAATCTGAGTTCGGCACAACTTCATTAGTCTTTGAAAGTCAGCTTCTCTAGCAAAGACTTGGCACCCCGCTGACCATCGGTCTACACGAGTAGATACTTTTCCAGCCTTATGTATATTGATGCCGTAGAAACCTTCAGCTACTTCATTTGAATTTAAATCCAGTATAGTGTCCCGGTTTGCATCTCGGTAAACCTTCACAGGTCCATTCCTTTGACACAGTGCGGTGTATTGTTTTCTATGTAGGTCTAAAGACCATACGCCCCGATACTGCCCAGGGACCAGGATGGCTGTGCCTTTTACGTTCTGTGGATTTTCAAGATGATAGTGACCGGGATCGGTCGTCGCTGGCCAGTACTCTACCTTCCAATGTCCGTCCTCTAGGTACGCGCAACCCAGTAGATCATCGAAAGCATTGTAATTTAGATTGCATCTAATGCCGAATATATTTAAATCAAAGTCACCGCTATCAAATACAGCGTGACCTAAATTCTTCATGTGCTCCAATATTAGCGGTAGCATATTGTCCCCTCACCATGTGACCCTCACCCCGGTTAATGCTTCCCATTGCTTATTAGTATTAGCGCCAGCAGAGGCAAATAGAGAAACCGAGTCGCTAACTCGATGATCAAGACGAGCGTCAATCCTACCGACATCATTATTAATACCGGCAATAAGATTAAACGCTCCCGAACCTTGGCCCATCTTTTCGATCCCCTGTAACGCCGCATTAACTCGTTCTTCTATTCCTCCGTCGATGACGGCTCCTGCTTTTTTACAAGCTCTTTAGCTGCTCCAATCTGAGCAACTCCCTGCACCTCTTTACCCTTCACCATTGAACGGCCAGCAGCGTAAGAGCTGCCGCACACTGCGGAAAGAATACCACCAGCAATAGTGGTCCACTGGTTCTCGCCAACACTGGCCAGGATAAGACCGCCAACCATCCCTACTAAGTTCAACCAGAATTCAGTTGATTTAAATCCGCTCTTCACGACGTGCCTCCCTTAATGCTTCTTCCCTAGCAGTCTGTTTAGTCCAGTTGATTCTTACCTCTTCCCTGAACTCACAGAACTCCCGATGAAAATCGGATGTCTTGTCTGTTAAATTTTCAACGTTGTCTTGAAGTTCTTTTACTTGCAGTTCAAGTAAACTAATACGAGTATAGACGGTCCCGCCATTCTTCTTGGCCATCTGTTTCTCGACCAATTTTATCAGAGCCATTACGACTCCAACCAGGGCTGCGGTGCCCGCAGGTTGTGTAAGCTCTTCCATCCCCCATCCCCTTTGTCCCCGTATTATTCCTCCGACGACCAGCTGGCTACCAGTTCAGCAGCCTTTGATTGTGGCATCAAAGTAAAACCCTCCGCTTGTAGCGCAGGTATCTCCACCTCAAAATCAAGTTGACTAAACTTCACGATTTGGTGCGTGTCGTTCTTTGCGCCGAGTCCTACCTGACGTGAGCGCGTGGCTTGTCGGTACGTCGGGTGGACGTGTGTCTCGTTATCGT